ATGAAAACTAATTATGTAGGAGTAGTTGAAAAGATTAGAATGTTAAGTATGTATCCAAAAATGCTAGTTCGATTCTCATTAGTAACACAGGACGAAACTATAAACTGTATCGTCTCCAAATGCGAGCTAGCAAATATGTTACTAATGCTACCTGAACAATCTGAATTAGCTGTCTATGGTCATTTGAATAAACGAAATCAACTTGTAATTGAGAAAATGCTTGTTAGAAAATCTTTGATTAGTGCATAAAATAAAACCCCAACTCTTATCTGGAGTTGGAGTTTTTTTATAAGCCTACATATCTTAATATCAATTATGACATGTTTTATTTCAATTATATCTATTGATATTAGTAAAAAATACATTAAAGTGCAATAAACCTTATAGCATGATTATCTACCTAACTATAAATAGTATAACTTTTCTATCCATGATTTTGATACAAATCTTTTGAGATTCAATTTTTGCTGAGTGGATAAATCTATGTTGTAAAAACATATAACTTCTAATAATGTTGTTTTGCAATTACTTAAATCTTGCTTGATTTCATTCATTTCTGTTTTATTTATTTGACGACATAACTTATTTTCCAACATTTTCGTCAATTCAACTTCATTTGCTTTTTTCAAATGTAAAGAATTGGATCTGTTACTATAAATTGAAAAAAGATTATCAATTTTGTTCTTATGTTTTTGGTATATCAAAAGTCTTTCTCTGTTATCTTTCATAGTTCTATATCCAGTAGATTTATGATCAACATCTTCATCTTCCAATGTAAAAATCATTTTCAAAATTGCTTCAGTACAATTTCTAATTGAAACATTATATGAAACTAGTTCATTCAAGGGTAAAAAATAAAGTAAATTATTCAAATTATATTCAATTAAATTTGTAAAATAAGAATAATTACTATCTTCGTCAAGAAAATGAGCTATTTTAGAAAGAGACATCGTAACTTCAAATACATCCTTTACTAAGATTTCTGATTTATTATGCGCAAGCGATGTTTCTGGAAAGTAACTCTCCAGATATTCACAATACCTCTTATATTCTGTCTGAATATCCTTTTTCATTTATCTATCCTAGTTGATTAAAAATATCATCAAAGATATTTTTCTTTTTCTTTTTGTATGATACTTTTGTTTTTTGATTAAGAATATCGTCAACTTCAATAAAATTAATTAACTTTTCTATTAAAATACTTACTTCTTTTTCATCCATCTTTTCAATTGCTCTTATAATTCGTGACAAAAGGATAGTTCTACTCTTAAAAACATATTCTTTAAAACTAAAATTTAATTCCGACATTATACCTTTTAAATCTGAATTTTTAGGTGCTATTTTTTTAGAAAGGATTAATGAAGAAAAAATTCCGTACAATTCACTTTTGACTTGTTCTTCTGAATTATCAATAATTGATACTCTAATTTTTTTAAGTTCATTTCTCAAATCCATTAATCCTCCTTTCCATTTCATCAAAAATTGCATTTAGATTTTCTAATAATCTTTGATCACTATTATCACTGATAAAGTACAACGGTCGATCAACTAATTTTTTTGAAAATAAAAATCTTTCTTTAAAAAAGTACATATTTTTTAACGACTTTGCTGTTTCAATCATATCAACCAAATAATCAGAATCACTATTATATCTAGTAAAGATGACCCCCAAATGTCGTAATGGTTTATCTTTAAAATACAATTTATTTGGCTCTTTTATTGCATTAACAACTTTTTCTAACATGGTTATTCCTAAAACTGAATATATACCTGGATCAACAGGAACAAAATAAAAATCACTCGGAAGTAAAGCGGAAACAGTATACACAGAATATGTGGGTGGACAATCAATCAATATATAATCATATTTCTTCTTTAACTCTTTTTCTTCAATAAAATTATAAACCGCTCTTTCCATATTCGATGAATTTGATGATCTTTCTAGAAAAATAGTTGATAATGTGCCTGGAATAAGGTCAACTGTAAAGTTTTGTTCCAGATTCAAAATAACTTCTGAATCTTTTAATTTACCAATCGAAGATGAATCAAAAAGTTTCTGAATAGACTGACTTACTAATCTTAAATTTTGTTTAGGTTCATTCAAATCTTCTTGATGTCTTAACTTTTTATTTAGAAAAAATGACTGAGTTAAATTAGATTGTGGGTCTAAATCAATAAACAAAACTTTCTTGTTTTTATTTTTGGCCATAAAATAACCTAGTTCTTTTGTCAGCGTTGTCTTACCCACTCCACCTTTCATATTAATCACCGAAATAACTTTACCCATGTACTTCTCCCCCCACATCTTTATATACCTATTTGCATACAGTATATTATAAACAAGGCTTAATAGGCAAATCATATTTTAAAATTATCCCTTATATCATATATAAAGTTCTTATTAAACTTTTATTGATTTTCTATGTAAATAGGTCCACCTTGAATAAGGTGGACTAAAAGACATTATTACTAATATCCAGTTCCCCAAGTATTGCTAGGATTTCCATCATTTGGTCCAACAGGAATATAAATGCGTGTTCCGTTTACATCAGAACCGCCTAAGAAAACATAGCCATCTGCTACACGAACTGAATCATACTTAAAAGTAGAACCTTTCGGCCATACTCCGTATACAGGCGCTGACAAGCTTGGCGCACCGTTGCGAAGAACGATGCCTTCATTTACACCAATGGTAAATGTTTTTGCTGGTGTCGGCTTGCTACTTTCCCACAATTCCGCAATGTCACCGTCATTGGCATAACCTAGTAATTTCCCGCTATTTTCAATTCGATAAAGATTTTTACGCCCGTTTAGTTTTTGGGTGATAGTTCCTACTTGGGTCCAAAGAGTGTTAGCGTTAATGTGTTGGTCAATTGGCGCATCTGGATTTTTGTAGATTGTTGTGAAGCGAACATGCTGCCCAACTTTGTATTTAGGTTGGTTTGGTTTACCTGGGTTCACAATTGTTTCTGAACCGTCCTCAGGAAGTCCCGTCTGCAAGTCTTGTGCTAACTGCGCCTTATTGATACCCCATTGAGCTAAATAACCATAAGGATCTGTATGGTCGCCCCACCAATTTTTAGTAATCCAATCATGCGTTACGATTCCGTACCCTGTGCCGTCGTCTAAATCAAACGTTGCACCAATTTGCGTTGCTAAATCACGAATTAAATTGACATATGCTGCATAATCTTTCTTGAACGTTTCTTTATTATTCGTTCGAGCGAGTTCGATTTGTGCATATGCTTTCGCATTCGCTGTCGCTCCTGCACCCCACTGAATCTGTCCAGCCGGTGCCATCTGCTTCACTCGACCACCAGAACCAACAAAATAAGACACATAAGCACTCGTCCAGTTGCGTTTCATATATGCCGCTTCGTTGTCTAAACTATTTGGACCAACATTGTTCCCATTACCCGACTCATGTAAGACAATTAATTCATTTGTCGCATATCCTGGAAAATATCCGCCAAAATTAATCGGGTCTTGCTCCACTTGGTATGCATTTGCGCCAATCGGCAACATAAAACTTAACGACATTCCGACAGCAACTAATAATTTAACAGTTTTTTTCATTTAAAAACCTCTTTCCTATTTTTTAAACAAAAAAAGAAACGACACAAGCCGCTTCAATTTTTGTCTTTATTTCGTAATTGAATAAAATAATCCTTTAACTTTTCTGGTAAAGGAATGAATTCCAATACATTCTCGCAAAATGAAATGCCTTCATTTGCAATGTAAAAAATAATCACCATTTCCCTAATAGGAATATTATTCCCTACAATACTTTCAACTTTCACAGAAACTGCCACTACAAATAAAATCATTACTTTTTTGGCGATTCCCAACATACCTATTTTGCTTGATAGTGATTTAGTAGCGATTGCTTTAAGCCAACCTGTTACAAAATCAACAATCATCAAAAATAACAAAACATCTAGCAACTGATCCATTCCCCCAAGAAAGCTAACGCAAATACCACCTACAATACTTGCTGCAATTGACAGGTGGTTAAAATATTTTTCCACTGACTCACCTCCAAATTTTGATAAATAGATATTCCTGCTTTTTTAATAATTACAAAGTAAGTGAACCATCGCTATTAGGCGTTAACTTGATTACAGTACCAAGACCGACATTACCAGTTTTTGGATAAGGATCATCCGTAGTCCATGTACAAACGCCATATTGATTACCAAATTGCCCCGACATAAAAGTCACACGATTTGGATAATTATTGTTTCCTGGTTCTAGGTGCATTTTTACTACTTTTTGAGTACTAGGTGTAGCAGTTGAGTTAACAGCGAACGGAATGTTCCATATTGCGCCCAAATCTTCAGCGCCAGTTGCGTAAGTAGCTCTAAATCCTTCTGGAATCATTAACAATACATTGTTTTTTGGTTCAGTATCAGTTTTTGCCACGTTTACACGGATATGACACGTGACGACATTTCCAATTCTGATACATGTGACCTCTAATTGATTTACTGCGTTAGTGTCAGGGGATCCCGATTGTTTATAAACAAATTTGTCAAATTGGCCATTATCAACAATCAGTTTTTTCCATGCTGTCCATGTAGCAGGACTTCCTTGTCGACTGCGGATATAGGTTTCACCCTTGTACATATAATTTTGACAAATAAACGTATTATCTGCGTAAACAACTAATACACCGTAAACAGCGCCAGCGTAAGGTCTGTTTGCGCCAGAAGCACCGAAAACAGTGTAAATACCTTCATCTAAAACTGTGTCCCAGTCCTGCGCCTTAATAACGGTTTTTTTAGCAACTAGCGCACCATTTTCTAACGAGCTTGTAATTTCGTTAAAATTTTCATTCAGCATGACTTGGTAGTCTGCATCACCTTTTTTAAATGTATACATTCTTTTCCTCCTTAATACCTAATTTCTATAACTTTGTATGCTTCTATAAAACGAATAGTTCTATTATCTATTTTGGTTACTGTTGGATTTACCAATTTAAAGTTCATTGGTACTTTAACTTTAAAGCTGAATAAATCAAGATATTCTACACTGTGAGGAATCTTTTTCACATTGCTACCGCCTAAGCCTGTTGGTTCATTGGCCAGCCCTGCTAGTCCAATGCCATACTCACAGTACAAAACCTGTACTTTAGGATAACCACGTAAATTGTGCCCTATAGTGGGCAGGTCTTCCGTGGCCTTCATTTCATTGATTTGGTTCTGTAAATTTGATGCTTGATTTGTATCTAATTCATTTTTTAAAGCTGCAAACCATTCGTGGACTAAGACATCAAAGGCACTTACTTTTCCATTGCCTGTTCGGATAATTTCTTCAATATTAGAATCCATATCGGTTTGTGCTTTTGCAACGTAGTTTTTAAAATCATTTAAGATTTTTTCATAACTCGTTTTGTTGGTTTCTACAATTTTTTTAAGCATTGCTTCATATTGAGCTTCCAAACCTGACACAGAAACATTGGCAAAAGGTGTTGAATAACCGCAAACTTTTGCATCTGATCGCTTGTCTGTGATTAAATCCGCAGTGATTACCGAACTATTTCTTGGTACTTTGATCGTAGCTAGTTGGATTTCATAAACTTCTGTTGAGCGCTCTACAGAGACATTGCCTTTTTTGACTGCTACATAAGCTTGTCTAGCGTTCAGATCATGACGAACAACAATTGAATCTGTTCGATCTTGTGTTGAAGAAGCAACGTCAATAGGTACTGCAAAAGCAGACGTATTAATATATTGATAACCTTTTAAACTTGCTGAACCTGCTTTTACAATAACTCTCATCCCAACAGAATCAGCTGCATTCACTCTTAATGCTTCGCCGACTGACATCATGACGCCATTGCGAAAGATATTTTCAAAGTATTTTGCCCAGTCTGCCGATGTATAAGCACGATCGTATGTGCCATCATCTTGCAAAACGGCATCATAAAATAAACTTAATTCCGCCAAAAATAAACACCTACTTTCCTTTTCTCTTGATTACATCAATAATTGTTTTACTTTGGTTACCGAATTCGCCATCAATATGGTAGCCTTTCTCATCCCAAGTCTGAGTTACAGAATTTAGAACCACTGTATCTGAATAGCCAAAAGAAGAAATACGTTTTACACGATCCCCCAATTTATAATCTCGACCATAAACAAAAAGACTATCATTCAAATTGATAGTCCCATTCAATGCCAAAACTCTTGGTTGTTCAGTTAATTTTTCTTTTCCTCTTGATTGCAATGTGGCAATATATTGTGCATCTGGCATTTTTACATCATCAACAGTCTGTTGTAAGTCACGAGCATCGACATATATTTCTTTTCGTTCGAGGCCACTCAAATTGTTATTTACTTGAGTATGTTTACGAGCTTTACCTTCACCTTCTCCATAAATAAGGGCTGTAGTCGCTTCATCATAGTTGTTCTTTTCTAATGATTCATTAGTGACATTTTCAAACTCTGCACTAAATTGAACTACACTAGAAACATCTTCACTTTTTCTAAAACGAATATTTGTTCCAACTTGGCCGTTTGATGTTGAACCAATACGCCCATTCGAGATAGGAATTTCGTCAAAACCAAAATTGTAACTTTCACACAGGCCCTCTATTTCTTCTTCAACATTCCCGTAACTATTTTGATAACTAATGTTTGAACTAGTGATTGCTGGCGGTTGTTCGACAGATAAATAACTAATTTTTCTTTTTACATCTGACGGAGAGACCACTTCGTTCCGTAAATGATCGTAGCAAATCAGCTCTGGTCTTTTGGTTTGATTGTAAATTCGATAAACAATTCTCTTACCAGCTTTTGCAAAAAGAGATTTCCCAGAAATTGTAATTAATCCACTGCTCAAATCATCGCAGATAATAGAATCAATGTAGTAAAAGCAATTATTAATTAATAGCACTGTATCTTCATCCATTAATTCTTTTGGCATGTACTTTAAAAGAACAACCGTTTCAAAAGTATTGGCTGACTTGAAATTTTCTTTGACACTCATTGATTTCCATATGTCCAGAACTGCCGTTGACTCATAATCAAAGTCAGACTTTCTTCGGAACACCTCTACAAAAGGCAATGGCATAAAATCCATAGCTACACCCCGCTAACCAATGGTGTAAATTGCATTTCACATGTAATTCCATTTTGAGAATTGTTGGCCGCTTTTAGTTGTAAATAATTATCTCCTTTAGATAATCGAAAGAAACTACTACCCTCCATACGTTCTGGAACAGCATTAGTTTCTACTCCATTAACAATTTTTTTCGCATATAACTTTCCACGTACCGTTGAAAGTTCGAATCTTGTTCCAGGTTCAAAGGTTCCTTTAAATCCAAAGAAGGTTTGTTTTGTCACATCGTAAATCTGCGGATCAGTCACGGTTGTTACACATTTCATATGAAAAACTGCTCCAACCTGTACATCGCCATTGTTTACAATCTTTTCGATATTTCCTGATTCAAAGCGACCAAACGTATGCTTCTCGCCTTGAACAAAAACCATTGGAAAAATAAGCGTCGGCTTCAATGTTGCCAAAGGAACCAGTGAGTTATAAAACGATACATCACGGAAATAAGAATCAAATGATTCAAACTGTAAAGAAAATAAGTTCCATTCGTCAACCTTATAAGGATTATCTTCATACAGCTTGAAGCTAGGCGCTTGAATTGGTAGAACGTCGGTTTCATATTCCTTATCATAGACTTTAAGTGTTAGCTTACCTGTTTGTTTTAGATCGATTTTTTGAATCATATCTCGTCTCAACTGATAAATTTCTTCTTCTGTTTTTCCAATTAAAGTACCTTCTAGTAACGGTTTCCGAGTGCTTAAGCGGATTCCAACAACTTTTGCGCCATCTTCTCCAAACACTTCTTCTGCTAGAACGACATTTTCTGGCGCTTCTAGACCTTCCACATTTTGCAAAAAATAAGGAGCTTCCTCATTAAAAACGAGTTGCTCCCCATTTTGGTTCGTATAAACTAATTCTAGTTTCACTATTTAAACCCCCTCGCTAAATCACGCAATTGGCGTTTTGTTTCCATCGCCGTTTCTCTCGGTGTTTTCGTGTCTGCACCTGTGATATATTGTGTTACTTCCATATTTTTAATATTGCCGTCTTTTAAGTAAGAAACCATTTCACGCATAAGAGAAGCAAGTTCGCTAAAATCATTCGATTCATGTGAATCTTGAACAGCAATTAGATTTTTAACAACCGAAGAGTTTCTCGGAACACCCACGCCGTTTTCATAATGAGGAATTAATTTCTTTGTTTCTGAAGCTTTGATTACTTTCGATCCTTTTGGTAAATCTGGTAAGAATACATTTCTACCTTCTGGTATGAAAGGCACACCACCTTTAGGAATTACCAATTCTTTATAAGTGCGTCCTTTTTGGTCATTGACGATTGCCGGACCACCAATATGATTATTGGTTCCTGTTTCGAGTCCTAAAATTTTTGCTACGCCAGCGCCTAAATTAGCTACTACGTTTAAAGTTTTAGTAATTACCGAAGGGCCAGAATTAAAATCACTTACTGCATTTTTCGCTTGAGATGCTGGTCCACTCGCTTGATCATTAGCCCTTAATAGTTTTTCAACTGGATTGTTTGCTGCGAAAATATTTAAGCTACTATTACCACTTGAAGCCGCACCGACAACTCCACCTGCATTTCCTCGCAGGTTTTTCGTTCCTGGATTATTGGCATTGTAGGTGTTCAATGCACTGCCACCTTGTCGAGCTGCAGCTTGTGCATTTGAAGAATCTCCACGTAGTATTTTCTGTGCTGGATTGTTTGCGTTAAATGCATTTAAGTTTTGAATACCTACCTGTGATTGATTTGATACATTGGAAGCATCTCCGAGTAATTTTTTTAATTGTGGCTTTACTTGGTCATAAGTTTGCACGCTTAATGTTCCATCAGCTATTTTTGCTTTTAAATCTTCATTATTACCAAGCATTTTTTTTACTGGATTAGGTAATGAATTCCACGCATTCATACTTTCTTCTGATTTCATTACCTTTGTTAGTAAATCATCATTATTGGCAAGCATTTTTTTCTGGTCTGTTGGAAGGTTATTCCAATTTGTTAGATATGTTTCTGAAGAAAGAATCTTTTGTAGCACATCCGTGTTATTTGCTAAAAGCAGTTTGCTTTCATCTGGTAAATTTTTCCAAGCATTAAAGGCTCGTTCTGATCCATAAATTTTTGTCAGTAAATCTTGATTATCTGCGTAAAATTCTTTAACATCATCTGGTATATTAGACCAATTGACAATTTTTTCTTGTGAATCACTAAGTACTTCTAAAAACTCTTTGTTATCAGCTTTAATTTCTTTGTCATGTAACTTGTAATCTTCCCAAAGTCCAAGATTAAGCATATTTTCAGCCATTTTTTCAGGGGTATTAGAATACAGAATGGCCTTCTTCTCTTCAAAATTAAGTTTGTCCCATTTTCCGTTGGCTTGTAATGCCTGAGTTACAGTCTTCTTGGCATTTGTATCTAAAAGCGCTTGTTGTTCCTTAAACGTCATGCTGTCCCATTTTCCGTTAGCAATTGCTGCTTCGGCAATCATTAATTTAGCATTACTTTTTAGGTCGGCATGTTTGGAAGCATATAGGAGTTGGTTCCATCCTTTTTCAGAATTTGCAGCTTCGTTAACTGCTTCTTGTGCATTGGTTTTGACTTCGCCTGTTTTTGGATCAAGAACAAGATTATTCCACATTTTCCCATATTCACTTGCTTCATTACCAACATATTTAAGTTGTTCAGCGTTCTTCTTAGCATTTTCAGCAACTTTATTTGTTGTTTTGGTAACATTCTCCAATAATTTCTCGTTATCTTCAATAAGGTATTGTGAAGCATTTCCGCTCTCTTTTATTACTTGTCCAGAAGCCAAATGAATTTTATCTTTTAGTTCAGGGAATTTCTCAACAATGGCGGCCATTTGGTTATCAAAACCTTCAGTCGTAGTTTCGTTTATTTTATCCCATTCTTCAAGATACTTCTGAGCAAATTCACCATCAAGGTTATATCCCCAATCTTTCAACCATTTTTTTTGCTCTTCTTTCATTTTAGCGGCATGAGTCTGTGATGCATTCCTTTGCTCTCCTAATGATTTTAACCATATTTCTGCTTCTTCTTTCGTAGCATTCGCTACATCACCAGTCATTGATTTCAAAATAGTTCTTTTTTGTTCCGCCGAAACATCCAGAGTATTAACATAAGCTTCCGCAGTATTCTTTGATAAATCACTAATCATTTGAGCTTCAGAAACACTCAATTGACGATTTTCGTTTGCAGCCCTTTGTCTAATCTCTTGAATTTGCTTATTATTCGATTGGATTTCTTCCACAGCAGACTGATTTAGTTTTTTCTCATTCTCAATGATTTCTTTCATTGAGTCTGTAGCGGTTCCTGGTAACTGCTTTAATAATTGATTCAATCCATCTACTTTTTTATTTAAAGACTTTTCAAGAGACTGACCCGCTGCTTCAAAATTTTCTGCCATTTTAGAAGCATCTGATTGATTAAATCCATCTTTTAATAAGCCAAACTGACCATTTGCGGCTTTGGTTTTGTCTTGCACCCCGTTTAAGGTTTTGTCAACTTCTCGTCCGACATCAGTTCCCCATTGCTTAACACGTTGGGAACTATTCCAAGCTTCTTCTCCCCAGAGTTTCCACACTGCTACACCTGCTCCAATCGCTGCAGTTGCACCTAACACCCAAGGATTCAATAAACTAAACCCTTTAGTCAATGAACCAATTTGTGTTGTGGTTCCTCCGATTTTAGCAGTCAATCCTCCTAATGCCGAACCAGAAGAAGCAATGCCTTTTCCGAATCCAACAGAAACAGAACTACCCTCTGCAAAAGCTTTTGTAACATCTTCAATCGCTCTTTTTTTAGACATAGCGGCCATTGTCTCAACAAAGCCCTTGCCTAAAAATCCTACACCCTTCGTTAAAGTACCTGTTAACTTAATAGCAGGCCCCATTGCAGCAGTTAATGCAATCATTTTAACAATTGTTTGCTGTGTTTTAGGATCAGCATTTGAGAAAGATTCCGCTAAATTCGTTACGGTTTTGATCATTGGTTTAGTCGCTTGCAACGCATCTCTCAATGCTTTTACTAAAGGACCACCAAACGTGATTCCTACGTCCACTGCTTCATTTTTAAGCATCTTTAATTGAGATTCGGTAGTTTCGTATCGCTTGTTAGCTTCTTCTGTTAAAGCGGTGTTTTCTCCCCATGCTTTAGTTCCACGATCTACAGCACTTTTAAATACATCACTGGCACCAGCTGCACGTAGCAAACTGTCACGAAGACGAACTTCGGTAATCCCCATATCATCTAAAACAGCAATTGCAGATTGTCCGTGTTCCTTCGTTTTTCCTAGCCCTTCAATAAATTTGATAATAGCACCTGAAGCATCCTCTTTGAAAGCTTTAGAAAATTGTTCTGCAGACATTCCAGCTACTTCTGCAAAATCATTTAATTTTCCTGATGCATCGGTGGCTTCTTTATGCATTGTTTTTAATTCTTTGCTAGTTAACCCCATTGCACCAGCAGTGTTTTTTAACTCTTTACCGCCATTTCTAACAGCGCTAGAAACCTGTTCCATAGATACACCAGTTTGTTGGCTTAAACTTTCTAACCCTGCAAATGCATTGGCTCCATTTTCTACAGCCAATTGCATTTCAACCATCACTTTAGAAAATGCAGAACCGCCTGCTTCTGCTTCAATACCAACCGAACTCAATGCAGCCGCAAATCCCATGATTTGAGCTTCACTCATTCCCACTTGGTGACCAGCACCAGCAAGACGTAATCCCATTGCGGTTATTTCTGACTCGGTTGTCGCAAAGTTATTCCCTAAATCAACAATCACAGAACCTAACTTGTCAAATTCCGTTTGTGGCATTCCTGTAATGTTGGCCAATCGAGCTAAAGCAGTTGCTGCTTCTTCTGCGCTCATGTTCGTTGACTCGCCTAAGTCAATCATTGTCTTGGTGAAGCCAACTACATTTTTAGTTTTAATCCCTAACTGCCCTGCTGCTTCTGCAACGTTTGCAATTTCCGTGTGACTTGAAGGTAATTCTTTGGCTAGTCCACGAAGACCATTTTCTAAATCTTTGTATGAGTAAACAACCTTACCTGTCGAATCCACAACTTCATCATTGGTCTTTTTCACACCTGCAAAATCAGATTCCCATTTCACAGCGGCCGTTGTTACTGCTGCAGCCCCAGCAAGAATTGGCAAAGTTATACCTTTTGTTAAAGCTCCGCCCACTTTTTCCATTTTTTGCCCACTAGAAATCATTTTTTCGCTGGCATTATAAATGGCGCCAGTGGCACCAGTGGTTTTGACTTGCATTTCTGCCATCTGACCAGCTGTTTGAATTAATTGAGATCGATAATTTGCTAGTTTACCATTAGCATCTTGCAATTGAGTTGCTAGCCTTTTGGTGGATTCTGTCGCTTTTCCATCTACAAAAGATTCGTCATAAGCCTTTTTCAGCGCAGCAACTTGTTTCTCCTGCGCTCCAATGATTTTAGTCAAACCATCAAAACGAGTGCCAAGTTTGCCCATTTGATTGCCCGCCATATCAGCGATTTTTGCATTGGCTTGCATTTCTTTGGCTAAATAACGAACTTCTTTTTTAGCATTTGCTGCGCCACGGCCAAAATCAGAACTATCCAAACCCAATTTAATGACCATGTTTCCTAATGGAGTTCCACCACTCACTTAGTTACCTCCTTTCCTTTACGCACCACCACGCTTAACTAATTCACTTAGTGGTCGCACCTCTTGTTTTTTCTTTTTAGTTTTCTTTTTCTTTGGTGCTTTCAATAAGATTTCATCAATATCCAAGCAATCAGTATTCATGAAATCCCGAATCGTCCACCCAAGTTCTGTAACTGAATCACGGACAAAACCAATCTGCAGGTCATAAAATTCAGACCAGCTTAGATTTCCTCCGCTTTTTCCTTTTTTGACTCTTCCACATCTTTCTTAGATAGGCCTAGAACTCGATAGCTGATAATTTCCCATATTTTGTCAATGTCTAAAGCATCCATACCGTTAAGGATTGCTTCTTTAGTAAGTTCCTTTTCATCGAATAAATCGGCGACGAATTGAATTTGCATTTCTAAATACTCGTCAGCTGTTGGTTCTAATCCTTCGCTTGTTTTTTCTTCTCTAAGTGAATTTTCTTTTTTGATATAGTCTGTACGCTTAGAAAACGGCACAAAGTCCTGTGTAAAAGTTTTTTCTTCGCCATTAATGCGTAAAGTAAGTTCAATCTTGCGTTCCATTTTTTAACCTCCAAAAAAAGGACGACTAACTAAAGCCGTCCTTAATCAATAATTTTATTCTGCTGCTGATACAGTCAAAGTACATTCTGCGGTAAAATTACCGTCTTCAGTTGTACCGACAATTTTTGTAACACCTTCCGCAACGGCTGTTACTTTTCCCTGTACAGGCGTTACTGTTCCGATCGCTGTATCTTCAGAACTGAAACTATATACTTTGTTTGTTGCGTTTTCTGGCATGATTGTAGGTATTAAAATTGCTGTTTCACCAACTTTTAAAGCTAATTCAGTCTTATCCAAGGTAATTCCTGTTACTGCAATAGGTAATGTTTTAAACGCTGGTACATCGACATGATCAGATTCTTTTTCTTCACCGTTAACAGTAGCAACACCTGTGACAGTAAAGTCACCTACTAAAACATCCGTATTTGCGGCAATTCCTGTAATAGCTAAAGGTGAAACACCTTCTGCAACAGGATTAGTTTCACCTTTTTTATAAAGTCTAAATTTTTCTGGTGGAATAAACGACATTTCTTGTCCTCCTAACTTAATTCAATATTGGCCCCATCTGTAGTGGGAGTAACAGCTCCCACTGTGGGGCTTGCTACTTTTCCGGCGCTGGTGTTTCTTCACCAAATAATTCTGTTGTCAATTCCGCTAGAGCTTCTGAATTATCTGCAAAACCGACAGTAACTTTTTTACCGTTAATTTGACGAGAAACAGCAGAATAAACATATTCGCCAGGCTCTGGCGTAAAGTCGTCATCATTTAATGTTTCGCCTTTGACACCATCTAATGAGAATGTGCCTGCATACATGCCGAAGCCAAGTTTTTCACCATATAAATCTTCTGATTCGATTAATACTGCGTAGTAAGGTGGCTCTGTATCCTCGCCAATATGATAAACTTTGCTTTCCTCGCTAGCTTTTTTATGCCCTAACATTTCATGCTCAATGGCTGATGGTACATCTAAGATACCTAAGTTTGCCGCAATATCTCCGTGCCCTTTGCGTGCCACGTAGTATGCAATATTTGATCCGAAAACTTTTGACGGTTCTTTGGTTAGTCCTGTAATTTCAAAGCTTGCTGCGGCCCCTTCTTTTGGCTTGCCATCAATGACATGTTTCTTACCAGCGACTGGCTTTAATTCATTGTCCAATTGTTGAATAGTGATTCTGCTAAATCCATAAGTTTGCATATATTTTTTCCTCCTAAAAAATAGACACCAACTTAATAGTCGGTGTCGTGAATTTGTGTATTTTTTCTGTAACGTCTTGCATCTACAAAACGTTTTGTTTCGTTAAAGTACTGATCTAAGCCACCATCTAGGCGACCAAATCCAATTTGTTTCATCGTTTCTTCAACTGCTTTAGAAATTTTCTTGGTTACCATTCTGTCCATGCTTTCCACGTTGATTTGATAATTGAAGCGAATTGACAACGCTTTGTTGTTGCCAAAATAGGCGTTGTTTTGTGGACCAAGAAAGTTATCAATGATAATGAAAGGCTTGGTAGTATCCAAAGTTTCTGGTACTTCATAAAATTTAATTCTTTGAGGTGTCACAAGCTCATTAATTGTTTCATTTTCAATCAAGGCATTGTAAATTTCCATCATCATATCTTTCATTTAGCTAATTCCTCCATATCCGACTTCATCTCTCCAAATGCTTTCGCTTGAATTTCATCAGCTGCACCCTGTAGTTTTCCCATTCCACGAGGTCGTACATAAGTACCATAGCGCGTATAGCCGAACTCATTTAAATGGACGATAGGCGCACGTTCCTTTGAAGCCCAGCCAGTCTCAACTCGTTTTGGATTACTTTTCACACCACTACTTATAACTAAGTCATGCGTTTTTCCTGAATCTATATAACTAGCCATGTATTTTTTAACAGTCTGCTTGTTTCTTTCGCCTTGTTTTTTTAAAGCTTTGTTTGAAATTCTATTTACTCGTGCTTGACCTAGTTTATCTTCCATATTTTTGAGAATTTCTTCTAACCCTGTCACTTCGCTCATGACGTTATCCCTAGAACAATCTTGATAAAACGGTTATCTTCAAAATCTGGTGAAACATCTACGATTTCCCATTCTTTGCCCACTGGTAAAGCTCTATAGTCGTCAATAACAACTTTATGTTTGTTGCTAGGGATATAGTCTTGGTGTGGATCACGGATTTTAATTGTCAGCCCCTCTTTAGTTCCTTTTGCGTTCAATATTTCCATGTCTTTCATTGATGGATTGTAAGCTAAAGAAAAGCATTCATATAGCTTTTCGTTTTTTTCTTCTCCTGGCTCTGGTCCATCATTTGGAACAAATCCCCAAAATTCTACACGTGTTTTCAAACTACCACTATTAATTTTAGGCTTTTTATAATTAGGGTGTATCATCGTTGAACACCTCCGCATATTTTAAAGACTGCGCTAATATATCTGGCTGAAAATTTGTTTCGAAAAACTCTAATGAATCGTTATAGGCATATCGGCTGCGCTCAAATACAAGTTCTATGAAGGTTAAATCACTTTCTGGTTTAACTGGATTGATCAAAGAATCAAGGCGCAAAAAAGAAGCGGCTAAAATTTCCGTTAACGATTCATCTTCCGACGTTCCAAAAATTTTCATCCGCTTCTTAAATTTTTCTAGGTTCAGATTGGCTAACTCTAATGCTTGTTCATTAGTCATTGAATCCCTCCCCTGTTATTTCAGATTTACAACAGCCCCGTCTGTTGTTGGCGTGACTTCTTCAATCACGGGGATTGCTACTTCCCCGTCTCTGGGTCTCCATTAATTGATAATGTCCATACAGCTGCAACTTTGTTGTCTTGTGCTTTACCAAACGCAAATTGTTTTGCAGTGAATAAACGACAATCTTCTAAAGCTAATGTTTGATCGTATTCTTTGATCACTAATGCTCCTGCAGCAAAAGCATCGTAACGACCACTAACAAAAGTGGTAACTTTTCCAGATTTTTGGAAATCAGATTCCACAATCCGCAATCCAAACGGTAATTTCGTAACCCAGTCCCCCATTGCATTACGAGAAGTAAACTCTGTTTCAATATCCAAAGCTTCATCTGGGCTCGCAACAATAACTACTTTCCCAGCGACAGAAATACGTTTGCCATTTTCTTTAACAGAATGGTATTTACGCATTTCTTTTAATTCTTTAATCGCTGTTTTTTCATCGGCAAAAGTTAAAGTTCCTGCTGCTTCTTTCTCTGGATAAGTAGTCACACCGTTTGAAGTAGCTCCCTTTGCTAAGTCACGAGTTAAACCAATAGGCTTATCGTTTCCATCGCCATTTAGGAAAGCATCTTCGAAGCCAACAGCAAATGCCTCTTTAATTTGAGTAGTTACATAACGTTTAATCCAAACAGGACCATATTCTAATAGATCGTTTGGTAATACAACAAATGCTGTTGCTTTGCTTTGTTTTGCATCGTCTTCGCTGAAGGTTGCATCTAACTGACCTTTAATTTCGCCGAAAATTTTACCCCAAACAATGGCACCTTTTGGATCAGATTTTAAGATTTTCAATCGTAATCCTGTATATTTTAATCCTAATTCTTTTAATAATGGACGTTCTCTTGTTAAATCATTAAAAATTTCATCCACTGTTGTTTCAGGAAGTAGTTCTTCATCTTTCCAGCCTGTTTCAGTGACCGCGTTAAAGAATTTAACTTCTTTGGGCGTAATGTCTTTATCCATTTTTGAAGCATTGATAAATTCTTCTGCTTCCATACGAGCTTCTTTTTTTGCTTCTGCTACCATGTCTTCTGCTAAAGCATTCATAGATGCTTCGTATAATTCATTTTGTTTTTCCTGTGGATCGCCATTTTTTACAGATTCAATAAAAGCTTTACGCTTTTCTTGATAATTGACCATTCCTTTTAAATTGATTGTCATATTTAAATTCCTCCTAAAAATGTGTATTAAAATAAGAACCTAGCAAACGGCGATTCGTTCGTGGGTTCTTTGGGTTCGATAGTTTGTTCAATTGTAATTTCGTTTTGCTTCACTTCTACGATTGCTTCAGCAATCATTTTTTTTAATTCTTTTTTATTGACCATTACTACTGGTTCGTTCTGCTGATTTTTTAGTTTTTTCACTTCATTGATAATGTCTTTTGAAATAAGACCACTTCCACCATCAGCAACTAATAATGGGCGTTCGGTATTTTCGAACATGATTTCATCCACAAAACCATTTTCAACAGCTTCTTCTGCAGTTAGCCAAGTTTCTTTATCCATTAACGCTAAAATTTCTTCTTTGGCTTTACCTGTTTTCGAAACATATGCATTAGCCAAAGAATTATTGGCTTTCTGTAAAATTTCACTCGCTTTGTCCATTGTGTGATAATCACCGCCAGCCCCCATCGCGACATTGTGAATCATAATTTGACCAACTGGACTAATAGCAACTGTATTGCCTGCCATTGCAATGATACTTGCAGCACTTCCTGCCATAACAACATTTACTTTTACATGTCCTTCATAGGAACGTAAAGCAGTGTATATTTCATTTCCCATATCCACAAGCCCGCCATAAGAATTGATAGTCACTTCTACATCTTCATTGTGATTTGCAGGCAACAAATCTAAAACATCTTTAGGGGACGTTGCTTCCATTTCAAACCAATCATAGAACCATTTATCATCACTAGAAATGATTGGCCCATTAACTTTGATTTTCACTGTCATCTTCATCTTCACCCCCTTTCAATTTTTCATAGTTTTTAGTAATATGATGCTCGTTCATAAATGCTTCCTCTGATTCTTCATACTCAAAATCAATTAACACTTGGTTAGGCGTGAATACTCCAGAAGCAATTAATTTATCAATTTGTACAGCTTGTTCATACGGATCACGTTTAAGAACATTCATGATTACCACTCGTACACCTTTTTGGTACTCATATTTTTCCAAAACTTTATTATTAAGTTCTGATTGTAGTTTGTCCTTCAATTGAGTAATACAAAGTTTTTGATAGGCTTTTAGATTAAATTCTAGATCGGCCATTTCTCCATGTACTAATGCAGAAGGAACACCAATGGCACGACAAACATCATTGATTAATGACTTTTTCATTTGGTCCAATTCTTCCAAAGATTGATTAGACGAGCCCGTTTTATTTGTGTACTCTTCGTATTTAAAACCTTTCAGTTGTGGAACTATTGCTACCGAGTTATTTCTAAAAGATTTGTATATCTTATTAACGAATGCCTGTATTTTTTCTTGATCGGTTCTTCCGTTTCCGTCCTTTTTATCTCCATAACTACCTGTTTGATCAATGGAAACACCTGCTCGAATTTGATTATTTCGCATAGAAACTTCTAAGATACGACCAAAAAGTTCACCATAATCATTAAAAAGACCATCGGTGAACTTATCTAATTTTTCATTGTTATATTGAAGGTAAATAACCTCCGACATTTTAAAATTTCTCTGATAGGTGTAGTTTTTTATAGTCACTTCCGAGAATGTATCTTCGTATAGTGCATATTCATTCCTATAAAAATCATCTGCAATTAATAACTGATTATCATCGGAAACAACTACTAGCACTTCGTTATTTTTTAAAAGTGTATAAAAGAACTTTTGCCAAAAATCATTCGCTGACATGTCTTTATTGGGGCGTACGTTTAGTAGATAGTCCCATTCTTCTTTCGTGGCACCTCTTATTTGTACCTGCATTGTTGACATGGTCCTAGCGACAAAATTTAAAACAGAATCTAAAGCCCAGCGCTTTAAGTATGCTCTAGTAGATACGTCGTTTATAAACTCAAAATCCAACATTTCTTGAATAGCTTTGTTTTTAGCTGACGTACCTTTTAACAAGTCAAATAAACTCACTTATTCACCCCCTTTCCGTCGACATCTAGTACTATTTATTTTATTTTTCCTAAAAAATGACGACCCGATTTATTTTCTTTTTTTGCTGGCGCATTCCATTTATAGCCGTTATGAGTAACTAATGTCTTTCTGAAATAAGCAATATTGTTTCCATAAGCTGATTTCGTTGTCCTAACAATATTTAGGTATTGTGGTTTATACATGACTATCACTCCTTAAAAGTCTAATTCATTTAAAATATCAAACGCTTCTGAATAATCGACATATTCACTAATCGCTTCTCTTCTATAAAGTGCCGCCAAAAAAGCATGAAAGCCATCTGTTTTTCTTCTGATTGGTTCTTTTTTCAAAAATGTTCGATTTCCTTGGTTATCTTCTTTAACATACGTATTATTAGTAAACCATCGCATTGGTGGATCATCACCGAATATGAATCGCTCATTTGCAAATCCATCTTCGATTATTGGCGCTACTTTTGCTTGCACACCTCTAGGATTCCTTAAAAATTCATTCTCGTACCCTTCTTTATCTAACAAAGGCTTTAATAAATCCATACGAAACCCATCTGCACAGACTAACTCAATGTTATACGTTGAACGTTTATTATTAAGCCAGTTTATTAAATGTTGCGGATCAATTGATGGGCCATCAACAATCGTTATAAATCCTTGTTCCTCCCACTCTTCAATTGGGGCTTTGACCTTAACCTTTTCTAAGAAACCTTTTCGGACAAAACTATGGCTTAACCATATATATTTATCTTCTTTTTTAAATAACAAACCTATACTAGCAAAGTCACTAATACTTGCGTAGTCAAAACCAGCAACACAAGACATTCCTTTTAATTCTGGTATTTCTTGGTTTGTTGCACGTAATTTTTCAGGAGTGGTTACATCTCGCTCATCATTTCCTTCTGTAAAGTTCATACGTTTTATAACAAATTCTTGACGACCGCTAGGTTCCTCCTCTAAATCAAGATAATCTTCTTTAACCTCTTCAAAAATTTGTTCTGCATATTCTGTTTTTTCATTGAACATTGGATTGGCTTTTGCCCACATGTTCATGTCGTTCAATTCATCAATGCTATCGAGTTTACAAATAAACGGAAAATACCCGATTCGATCAGTCTTACCAGTGAGTATCTTCATCGAACGTTCAATTTGTTTATCGTAGAAACCTTCACGGACATAGCCATTAGTACCAAAATACCAAGTCCTTGCGTGCTTAACTTTTCCTAATCCAGAACGCTGAACTTTAACAGGACTATTATTTATAAACCCGTGTATTTCATCAAAAAATAGACAGCCATCTCTTGCACTGTCCATTGTTTTTGGATTATTAGTTCTGAATTTAAATTCCGCCGCCATAGCTTTACCTGTAATTACTGACTTCTTAGCATTAAAATGTTTTTTTAAATTTCTGGAAAGAATTACATTATAGACTTCATCAAAAGACATTTTTGCCTGATCTTCTGAGTTTGCTGTAATTGTTGAATTGTATCCTCTGATTCCGTGCAACTCTGAAATAAAAAAAGCGCCTAGCGTTGAAAGAAAACCATTCTTCCCACCACCACGGCCAAGCGTTACTAAAAATTCACGAAAAACCACTCGATCTTTATTTTTCCAGTACATGAAAACAAAAGTAGCTATGAATTTTTGATAAATTGATAATGGAAAGAAGTATTTTTCGGAAAATTTAATATAATTTTCGAGCATTTTTTCGTCTATATAAAGATCATCTCTGCTCAATATTTTTGTTTCCAAATATTTAATTAATAAAAATTGCTCTTTACACGCAATGTGTTTTCCTGAATAAATAAGCCATTTGTATTCTTCAAAGTATTTTGCTTGTATCATAATAAATCGCTACTATCATTTTCGCTGTCATCATTCTCTCTTTCGACAGGGATTAAGTCAGTTAGTTGTTTGATAATTCGTTGGTAACTCATATCACGTGAGTTAAAAAGCTTGGCTATAGGGCGTTCACGTTCATAAGGTTCTTGCTTATCAGATTGACTAAACATTTCTACATCGCCATTTTCAGAAATATCTATCCACATTTCATCCAACAAAATTCTTAATCTTGCTGCTTGCATTAAAAGTCCATCAACAGCCTTTAGTTTCTCTTTCGGTATGGTTTTAAATAATTTTTTCAAACGATTTTTTTCTTTCTTAACAAGCTTCTCACGCTCTTCTAACCTACTCATTAACTCACCTCTTTCTTTTCTTATATAGGGGGAGGGGGGTCACGTGTGAAAAAATTGTATTTTTCTTTCTAGTCGACCCCATCCACCGGTTCCCTAGATTGGGATTTGACCCCAAAATAATTTGACCGGGGGTATGTTAGTCCCCACTTTCATTTGTTATTCGGTCATGTTTTGGGATTTGGTTTCCACGAAGTCGATCGACAATGAGATGTAATCGTACGTTACCTGTTCTCTGTCTGGTGCTGGATGAGTTTCATTGTAGTCCCCACCCATTATGATCACATGACCATCATCAACTCGTTGCTTAAATGAATTCAACTTATCAATTGTATCTTGAATCCAAGCGCTGGCATCGTGGCTGGATTCATTTATATTTCGAATTGCTGATCCTTCTTTTATAAATGTTCTTTCATCATTACTCATTGATTAAACACCCTTCCGTTATTAAGATCGATCGACAAGACTTTGTTTCTAGGATCATCTTTTGTCATATAAACAAATGTGATTACATTTGTTCCTGGCATATCACTATCAGTAACATAATGTGCAGTCATAGATGCAACCCCAACCTCTTGGCCTTTGATGTAAAGTTTAGGAACTTTCCCGTTTAAATAGAAGCTTACATCTTCTTTGGTTAATGGTTTATTCGAATCCAAGATATCCTGTCGCTTTTGTTTCCAAACATTACCTTCGAAAGACTGCTTGCCATAATCCATGTAGTCTTCATCACCTTGTTCTTTGTAAGGATGAGCATGAATACCTGCTATATATCCAATAAAAGAACTCCTTAAACTTTCACTAGTAGTTTGTTTAATTTGATTAAATGCCTTCTCCCATCCCTCATGTAACTTCGAAGAAAAGTTAACAGTTACATTACCGCCTTCAACAAATTGCTTTGTGAAGTTTTCGTATACAACATCTTGGGTTCTGTACTTTGGTAATGCTGCTTTGAGACCTAGCCCATCAGCCGCCCATTTATCAACCAGGAGTTTCTTACCTCCGATCCCATCAGCATCAGAAGTCGTTACTACTGCCGTAGGATATAGTTCCTTTATTTTAATCATTAATGACTTCATACTAGGAGCAACAACAATCGTGTATCTTCCATCTTCCACATAATCTTTCAAACATTTCTTTACCACCATTCATCATCCCATTTCTTTTTTCTTTTCGATTCTCTATAGTTAAATCTACCGTGCCGTTTATTATGACAGTCCTTGCACAATGTTCTTAGGTTGTCTATATTCAAGGCATACTGTGGGTAATGTTCTAACTCTTTAATGTGATCCACTTCAAGAATAGAATCATACTGGGTTGTTAACTTACCTTCTTGTTTGCACCACTGGCATTCGTAATGATCACGCTCTAAACACTGCTGCCTTAATCTTCTCCACTCTGATGAGCCATAGAACTTTGCTCGTGCTTGTTTGGATGATACATCAATCATTGTTGGAAATATTAGAAAGGTAAGTGTTAACCAACGCACGTTGTACTTGCAGCACACCCTCAATACCTAGCGACTTAACATCAAGTTTCAACCGTTCTTTTAAGAACTGTGCATTGTGATCTGCTTCAAGTGTTTCTTTCTGAACGTAATAAAGTAATGCTGATGTCTCATCCATCTTCAGCCCATATACCGAAATGATTTCAATAAACAATTCTGCAAGCGCATCTATATCTTTCTCTTCACGAACTTTTTTCATGATCTCTAAGAACTGTGCTTGCTGCTTTTTAATCTGTTCTTTTTTACTCATAGCTACACCCCTCTTTAAAAAAAGCAGATACTAAATCTTTTTCCACTTTAAATTCGATTGATTTATTTTTCTCAAACCTTCTAAAAGTGTGATACTTCTTCGAGTGTTTAATCACTTCGCACTGCATACCAGGTAAACAATATACAACACCATCTAACACTAGCCTTTTTTCTGCAATCATTGCTGTCACCTCTTTATAAGTTTATGTACTAAAAGAAGACTGCACGGTGAAAGTGCAGTCTATATAGGAGGGAAAACCTTAACCGTCATTTGATCGTAAAGGTAGTTACATTGATTATTGACGATTATTTTTTTATTTAAGTAGCTATGCTACTTACTGGAATAATGAGACTCGAACTCATGACCGTACGCTTAGAAAGCGGATGCTCTATCCTGCTGAGCTATATTCCATTAAAAACGACACTCGCAATCCTGTAGAAAATAAGGGAGGAAATTCACCTCACTTTTATTATTAGTTATGAATGAACGGTTTGCGAGTGTCCTATTTTTTGCTACCTATGACTAAACGAGATAGGAAGGAGAGGAATTTCACATCCTTTTTAAATTTTTATATAGGCAGCAGACAAACAACATAAACACACAGAGCTAAGTAAGGAAGCATGCATTCCTTTGTGTATCTTTATTATTTTGACAATATCATAATAACTTTTTTTATACGGAGTTCGCTCCGGAACTTTTCCGACTCTTTGCGGATAAAAGTGGAGTTGATTCCGATTTTTTAACAACTAGTTTTATTTCATTGCTAAACTGCAGCATAGCTTCTTTCGATTCATCTGTCACAATGTCTTTGCTAACATGGATCATTTCTAGAATTTCGCTTACGGTAAATCCTTGCAGATACCGTAAAATAAATATTTGTCTACGTCTTTCTGTAACTTCTGATCTAAATGGATGTGAGATAGCAATAAATCCTTTGACGAATAATTCATGCAGCTCTTGAAACTCTGTAATATCATTCTCACGTTGAATAAGTATTCTTTCAGCTTCTCCAACACCCCCATTAGCAGTTGAAGGAGGAATGAGACTAAATGATTGAGTTACTTTTGGCACCCTTGGTTGGCCTGCTTTTTCACGCGAATTTTTGTAAGCACGTATAAATATTTCGAAATTCTTTCTAGTTAAAACTAAGTCAACATCTTCATCATTGGGCACTTCGTATTTACTAACATCAAATAGCGACATGACTGCCACTCCCCCTTGTGGTATAATATTCGTGTCGAGAATATTACCAATGGTCGGAGGAATCCGGCTTTTTTTATTACTTTTCTAATTATAATAAATTCGCAAATTGTTTTATCTCTTTGTATGAAACGGCATATCCGTTTTCCAATTTAGTAACAATCTTCGCATCTTCAAGAGAAAAACCCTTACTGCATAAATAGTGAATTCGTTGGTTCTCTTGTTCGCTAAAAATTCCAAATCCTTTTCTGATAGATTCTGCTAAATTTCCAAAGCTTTGAATTAGGTTCTCTGCTACGCCTGTGTAATTACTTGTATCCATCTATTCTTCCACAACCTTCACAGCAAACGGCCAGTAACGTTCATCAATTGCTTTGATTTGATTTTCTGTTAACGTATCCACCTTTTCCTTACATATCGTAAAATCAATTGTTCCCGCTAAATTTAAAAAAGTATATCCTATGTTGGTCGCCCCTTTGTCTGATAATAAAACGTGATATAATGGTTCCTTCTCGACTTCGTAGCCGTTGTCAATGGCGCTCATTAGTTTTACTTTATTTTTTGGAACTGTAAGCCAGCTCTCTATTTTTTCAGTTAAAAACGAGTATTCTTCATCATAGTACCGCTCTAACTGTCTGCCGATGAACGTCATGAAAACAGCACCAGAATTTAACTTAACATTACTGATTTGACCTCTTAAACCATCAAGCCAATCTGCCACAAATTTCTCTTCATGTGAAAATATGACTTTTCCCTGTACTTTGAGTTCTTTTATGAACTCAATTGCTGCATTTACTCCATCGTCATAACCTCTTGACCATTCATCTTCTGCATCGCAGCCTCCGATATCATAGAGCGCTTGAATTAAATCTTCTTTTTCTTGTTTATTCATCGCTGCCCCTCCCAAAAAAGTCAACATTTCCTAGGATTTCTAATTCTCCATCTGGGTAAACATCTAACCAATCATGAGCACCAATAAAATTATTAAAGGCATTCAAACCTTTTGTTTTATGATGGTGATTTACTCCAAAACCGACTAATAAAATTTCACCTCGTAACGTTCGAACAACGTCATGATATTTAATTACTTTACCGTTCTTGTCTTTTACCTCTTCAACACAATTTTTGTAATTTTCATAACTCATTCCGCTTCCTCCTCAATACATTTAAACAAGCCCTCTGACTTCTTTAATATTTCTCTTTCCCTTTTATATACATTTTCTTCAAAGAAAGCTTTTGCTTCTTCGTTATTACTTATGTCAATTTCAATATATTCATCTTTGAAAGCTTCTTTAAAGCTCATTCTGCGACCTCCAATAGCTCTGGGTTCTCGTGAATATTTCCGAGTATTTCTAAAGAACTAGTTCCATCAAAAGTATTAGAAACATCAATAAAATCATAGTTGTCATCTGGTTCTATTCCATCGATAAAAAATTGATAACAGTCTCTTTTAACGATACCTAGGTAGCTATATTCTCCATCTCGATACTGAACAATATCACCCTCAAAAATTTCAACGCCGTTCTTGTCTTTCAAGCCTGTTGATTGCATGAGGATCACATCTTTAAATTCTCGTGTCAACGTATGCCTATTCTCATGATCTCCATTATCAGCCTCAAGCCAAACTGTTTTTTTCTCAAAGTCAATTTGATTAACTTTCATCATTTTTTTATATTTCTTATCCCACGCTCTAAACTTTGGAATCATCTTCTTCACTCACTTTCTAAAATAGTGACAGCTGTTCTCCAGTTCATATAAATAGCCCCATTGGGATATTTGACAACATTTTTTCCTGCGCAACTTCGTACATCTCTTTCTTTATTTCAAATCCATAAGCATTTCTATTGAGTTCTGCCGCAGCTCTAAGCGTAGAGCCACTACCAGCGCATGGATCTATTACAACATCCCCATAATCTGTGAAAATTTCAATTAACCGTTTAATAACGGGTACCGGTTTTTGTGTCGGATGTATTTTTGGGTAGCTGTTATCCGTTTCCCATTCAAACCAATTTAGAACCATACGGCCGTCGTTATTGAATTTGGGAAGTTTTTCTCTGTAAAGAACTAGTGCATATTCTGTAGCCCCTACGATCCTCATATTTGCTTTTAGTACTTGAGGACTGGACTTCTTAATAAAAACTAGTGGAATGTGATTTTTAAAGCCGTACCGTTTACCATAATCAATCACCATTTGAAGCTGTTGAAAAGCGCAAAATACAATCATAGCTGGCGCTTTTCCAACTTCTTTAGGTTCTTTCTTTAACATTTTTGAGCAAAAATGCATAAACTCTGATATTCTAAAATTCTCATCGGTGTCAAAAAAGCTTTTATTCGCTTTATCCGATTCTCCATTTTCAATTTTTCCACCCTCATACCATGCAGAACTGGATGCATAAGCATTTTTACCTAAGTTGTACGGTATGTCTGCAATAACTAGCGGACAAGAAGTTGCTTTTGAATGACCGAATCTATCTTTTTCCCAGACAATCATCTGTCCCTTGCATTTTATGCACGTCATCGTTTTTACCTCGCTTATTGTATGTGCCGTTTGCGATAGCTTTTTCTTTTAGTCTGCGGTTTTTCTTTTTTATCTTCGAACGTTTTTTACCCATTAATTTTTTACCGCCTTTGTTAAATCAAAGCCTAATGCTGTCGGATACCCTTCTACTTCTTCTGGTTCAACATGGTAACGATAATTTTCAATATCCATTCCACTGGCTTTAGCTACCTTCTCTAAAATGCTCCCTGACCAACTTTTACGGTAACCTGCCTTCCTGTTTGATTTAGGATTTACACAACTTCTAGCGCCTTCGTCTGTCGCTTCACACGGAATGACGAACAATGCTAATCTAGATTCATCTAAATATAATTGGACCCATTCAGGTTTATTTAGTCGTCTCACAACTGGTCCGCTCAAAGCTAGTCCACTTTTTGAAATCGTAATACACTCTTTTCCTTCTGCTCCGAATGTTCCTGGTAATAATAAACTTGCTGTATTGATGTTAAATTTCATGTGCTTGTTCTCCTCTGCTTTGTTATTTTGTTTTCTCTTAATTTTATTTTCTATTTCATTCGCCATTCGCCAATTTTGAAAGGTTGTTGTGCCTAGCCCTAAGGCTTTCTTAATATCTTTTACTTGATATCCCAAATCCAACAAGCGTTGGTATTCTTCTTTCGTCAGCTTATCAGGATCTAGCCTTGGCAATGGTCGCTTATCACCTATGCGATCAGAATTTAATAACGTAGACAACCGCTGGACCTCTCTCACGATTTCTGGATTGTTCATCCAAGTATCGTCGTCGCCTGTCAGAGAAAGAATTTTATGTCGAATGGCTTGTTTTTTTGCTTTGAGTATATTGTTTGCCATTATTCCCCCTCCAATCTCATGATTTCAATTTCTGTTCGTGGTCGCATGCTATACAGTTTTTGGCAAACCATCACAGCAATTTGACCATCGTTTTTATATAAAATGCCTTCGGCAGCATCAGTGACTGCTTTGAAATAATTATCCAAGTCAGGTTTCTTATCGCAATATTTCCGCTCTAATTTCACTTCTAAGCGTTTCTGTTTATTGCTTAGAGCTGATTTAGGCGGATGAATATAAAACGTCACATGAGCGGAAATTGGCCCTTTTTCAATCAAATTTGCTCTTGATTTACGAAGATAATTCTTTACTTGATTTTTGTATTCTTTCATCGCTCGATCTTCGTAGGTTTGAACATAATTTCCACGTCTTGCAAACCTCGGGCGACTTTGTGGCTTTGGTTCAATCGGCAAAATAATTCGCATCTCTTCCACCTCGAACCTTACAAATCGGCTTCTTTGACGAATACTCCGTTTACCATTTCCCCTTGGCGATTTTTGATTTCGCTATATGCTTGATTTAAGCATTCATATAAATCCATATCGTTTTGCATGGCAAGAATAATTAAAGTAACCATTACATCGCCAATGCCATCTCTCAAATCATCTTTATTATCTCTTGCTAAAGCTGCAGCTACTTCGCCTACTTCTTCAGATACTTTCAAATATTGCTTGCTAGATTCTGCAATATCCAAGTTTTTTTCTCTTGCCCACGCTTCTACATTTTTTACTAATTCATCCATCTGTTTTTTTCTCCTCTAATTTATTTAATATACAAATCTTTTTTTCTAACTACGAATCTTCTTCCTTGTTGACGAACAAAAACTTTATCAGCCTTCGTAAATGCTTCAGTGACATACATCGTCGCAGAGTTAGTGTATTCTTGAATCAAAATACCTTCTACAGGCATCTCACATCCTGAAACATTAAATTTATAAAATAACTCTTTACTTAACGCGGCCTTTTTGGGTTTGAGTTCATTTAACCCTCCATGATAGATAAACTCTTTCTTTTTCTCACCGCCAAATTTCTGGCAGCCACATGTTTTGATTACACCAAATTTACTACGTGGAATGGACCTAACAACACCACAATCGCATCTAACAATCCAATGCATTCTTTTCTCTTTATCTTCTCCTAGACAAGTTAAATGGTTCATTTTTTGACCTCTGTATTCGTCAATATCCATTGCTCTTTTTTTCTGATTGCAACCGTCATTGCTCTTCCTCGCTTTCTTCATTTCCAACAAACCTATATTCGTCTATTGATCTCCATTCCCCCTTTAACGTCTTACACCAGAGAACACAGTCTTCTCCCATTTTCATTTCAAAACGTCCCTTTGATCCGATCCCAGAGATTAGCATTACTCGTTTTCCGCCTTCATTAATCGGGATGGCATACTCAAAAATAATTTCATATTTTCTGAAAAAACCATCTAACATAATTTTTATCGATTCTTCAGTAAGCATGTTTAAACTTCACCTACATAGTCAAGAAATCCGATGAAACCAAAAGTAGTAATTTCGTATTCTTTTAACTCTTCTTCAGTCATATATTTACGACCGTAGAGAATTTTCATATCATCCCAAATTGAGAAAGGAACAAACGCATAGGTTTTTCTAACTTGCACGCACACCCCTGCACAAGCTCCAAGCTCCGTATGCATCCGCAAATAATCGGACTGCGCAGGACTAACTACCGATTGCTTGATTCTATCTTCCTGTGTCGTTTTAGCTTCAAATATAATCGATCGACCACCTGCCAACGTTCCTTGAAAATCAGGTTGGGCCTTTTTACTTTTATGAAATTGCCCTATAAATGCGCCGTTTGCCATTTTCTTCTTAACAGAGAATGGTTCTGGCGTTTTCTCAACAACCGCTAGTCCTTTCTTTTTGTAGTGATCGCACCCTAGCAAAATCATTTTTTCAAACAATTGTCCTTGATCGTTATTCATCCTGCTTTTAAAACTTCTATCATAATTCATCTAGCGTTTTTCCTCCCCTACTCTTTTTAGCTGCTTTGATTGCTTCTTCGTAATGATTTTTTGTTTCATAGTTTGCAAACTCTTTGAATTTTTCTGTACAACGAACATGCATATATCGTTCATAATTTTGTTGGGACCGAAGTTGCTCTGCTGTTTTAAATTCATACATGTATGAACTGACTGAAATGTACTGTCCTTGTACTTTTATTTCTGATATATCGTATTTCTTAGATAACTTTTTAACTGTTAAATATATTTCATGCGTAAGGTCTAGCAACCCCAAACAAACAACTAAATATCTTGCTTTCATCCTGCACGCTCCTTTTTCCACATTTTGAGATACATATGCATCCCTTTTCGTTCGTTATTGACAAATTCAATTGATGTGATGTAAAAATTAGGGTATTTCTTCTGAAGTACTTCATATCCTTTGTCATTGGATAAAAATAATTTTTCAATTGATCGACTTGAATATTTCGAGTCGTTGGGATGTAACTTCTGTGGTCGAGAAAGATTGCGGCTACAATTCCATACTTTTTTGCCTTTCTTCCAGCGTTTCCCTTTTGAAAAATATCCAGATAACCTTTCAAGTCCAAAATCTCCATTTGGTTTTATTTTTCTTATATTCACGTAACCAAGTAATTTTTTATTTTTTCCTCTACCGTGCGACCAACATTCTTCTATAGCATCTCTGTTGACTCCCTGATTCATAACTAAATGAAAATGAACCCTTTTAAGATAATTACCTTCTTGGTCCAATTCGTATTCCATTACCCATATATATTTCAATTCTTTATCTACTTTTTTGTATAAATTTCTTACTTTCCTCAAAAAATTACTTAAGTCTTTTTTTGCTTCTTCGGCTTTTTCTGGCGGTGGAATGTCTCCTTCGTCATAAGTTAGCGTTAAATAATAATCACCTTTAAAGAAATTTCCATTCATGGCTAACCTCATCCATTTATAACTTCTCTTGTCATTTGTGAGTTGTTGTTGAGGTCTTGTCATGTTCTCTTTTCTTTTTCTGGATGTATTACTTAATTTCTCCTTTACTTCGTCTGGTAATGGCACGACATCCACTTCTTGATAATCACCTGCAGCATACTTATTTTCTCTTACAAACATGTTGGCCACTTCCTGAAATAATTTATCTTACGTCCTTAAGTTAATAACTATTACAAGCCCGATAAAACGCCGTATTTACAACGTTTTGAATTGATATATAATTCCAAGAATGGTATAATAAATTATCATAATATTATTCATTCTTTGAGTTCAGCATTTATGTTGGGCTCTTTTTTTTCGTGTAAAAGCAGCAAGTCGTTTTCACTTGCTGCTTATTAATTTTTGGCTTAGGCAATGACTGTTAATTTGTTTTCTTCAATTAATTCTTTTAGAGCATCTTCTAAAAACGATTTGATTGATTCCATCGCATGGTACTTCCACAAGCCACCGTCCGCTTCAAATAATGCACAATTTCCTCGCTCATTAATGCGGAAAATAAATTGGCTTTCTGGCTGTGGAACTTCTAAAAATGTTCTGTAAGGTTGTAGATTGGCAGGACTAGGAACTTTCCCTTCTCCAACGGTCGAAGCGCCCGTTTTCACAGTTGCTGTTTGAGATACCCCATTATCATTAATGGTTGCTCCATTATCAATCCTGACTGCACTTGCAAATCTTAAAATCGCTTCTGAATCTTCTGTTCTATCGAATAATGATTGTAAATTGATAATAAATTCCTCTGTGTTCATGAAGCACCCATAGTTAAACTTGTCTAAAATCGCTGTTGCTTTAATTAGACTTTCTCGTTTTCTATCTAACTCATTTAATCGTCCATATACTTTCACTGAGGTAGGACTTTCTACATGAATAAGTAGTTCGTCTGGATCATCGGTAGTTTCTTGATCAAATTTAGATAAGAGATACTGCACTAAACCAGTCAAGGAATTTACTGTTAATGTTTCTGCGTATTTTGCTGGAAACAGTTCTCTTAACGATGCTTTGTTAGAATCATAAAAAATTCTATCCTCTTCTTTGTAAATAACCGCTTGTCCTTCTGATAGCTCCACTCCGTATTTAATTGCTTCTTTGATATTTTCTGTCATGATTTATCCTCCTAAAAATTTAATTTGTCACTTTCTTTCTAAAGTCAATTACTTCTTGTTTTGTTGCTGACTCTTTTTGTTCCTTTTCAATATCTTCCACGGATTCGCCAGTATCTGTTTTCACCTTTAAATCTTCGGGGTCCATGTACATTTGACCACGAGCACCAGACTTCAACTCGTTCGCTTCAATGTAGCCAGTTTCGGCATTACGTCCAAAAAGAACTTTGGTTTCATTTTCATCACGTGGCACAAGTTTAGATTTGCTCTTACATGCTAGTATCACAAGTTCCCGATCCTTATCTGATGACACTTCAATTGTTAATGTGATGGTTCTTTTTTTAATTGGATCAGTATTTAAGTCCAAAATATTTTCGAACACTTGTTGCATTTCATGTTCAAATTTTTCTTGCACAGCTCCTTCGCTAATTTCTGACAAATTCAAATTAATATTTTTCATTTGTTCTCTAGCTCCTTTCAATTTTTGAAAAAATCGTTTATACTGGTATAAATCATTATTTGTAAAATAAATCTTTCTTAGACAAGTTCGTTTGCAGACGAATTTGTCTTTTTTTGTCTTCCTCCTAGCCGCTTACTGTAATTTTTTGTTTTAAGGCCTATTGATGAAGCTTTTGTCATAACTGAAGCAGGCGTTCTTTCTAACGCTAAACTCATTTCTTCTGGCCCAATAATTGCATACCAATTTTTCAAGTATTCGACTTCTTCATAGGTCCAAACCTTGCCTTGATTTTTGTGCAATTCTGGAGAATAGCTCATTCGGCCATATCGATCATAATTAGCCATTTTTACCACTCCCAATAAAACAAAATCTCATTGGCATTATTTTTCTCTGCCGCTTTGACTCCTTCTTCTTCTAAAGAATCTAGGAATGGTTGAGTTAGTCCTTTACTATTGACTGTTACGCTAGTTTTTCCATTGCTTGCAGCGGCCATGATGTTTTTAACAGCATTGTTTTGCGCATTAGCTAACATTGCATCATAAATTGAGTCACCTAAACCTCGTACTTCTATCAATCCAATTCACCTCTCAAAAAAGTTTGTAATAAATCATCTAAATCAGAAGACGATTCATTTTCTCTTTGTTCAAAACCAAGGGCATTTTTCAAAGCGGTACAATTTGAACAAGTACAAGCGCTATTCTCAACAGCATTTTTAAATAGTTCTGTCAGCATACACAAGATTAACGATTGTTCGGCCAATGCCCCGCCTAATAAGGCTGCGCTGTTATCAGTATCTTTTTCTATAATTCCACAAACAATAGGCAATTTTACCTTGTTACACTCTTCTTGTAACTCTTGAAGTAATTCCGCGATTTTTTTATTCATTATTCTGCTCCTTTTTTACATATAATTTTTTTGTTTCAAAAATAGTTGTTAAAAACATGGCAACGGCCATTGCAACTCCTGCCTTTAAATCTAAATTTGTTAGATAGATAATCGTTGCGAGCATTATTAAATCTGGCAACGATTGTTTAATTTTTCTTTTCATCTATTTCAATTCCTCTCCTAAAAAATATCGTAGTGACGAACCAGGCAATATAAATTGCTAAAGCAAGTTGCCAACATTTAAACAAACAGACTAGAATAGTTACATTCATGAGAATGCTGTAGATTATGAATAAGTATTTTTGTTTAGCCATCATGCTTCTTCTCTTCATGTAAAAGCTTCACTCCATACAAACGGCCAATCAGCTCTGCTTCTATATCAGTAATCCCACGCTCTCTTAATGATTCATGGTATTTTTCTTGGATATTTTCTTTTGACATTTAAAATCCTCCTTTGGTTATAATCTTTGATATAATTAGTTATGAAAGTGAGGTGATAATATGAATTTAAGCCAAGTACAAGCCGTATACTACCTTCTTTATGCGATGCAGTTTAAAGATAATGAAAAGAAAGAATTTTCTCTGGTTGTGAATTACAAAGGAAAACTTTTAACTGCTGAATTCTTGCCGTTGAATGACAGTAAAACGCATATTTCATTAGAAGAATTTGACTATGACTTTGATATTCAGAAAAAAACGATTAATGGTTGTCTAGCTACAGAACTCTTTTCAATTTGGAGAAGTTCTGTAGAAAGTCGTATATTTTCTACAAAACAAGCTTTTTCGCGTCCAGATTTACTACTAAAAAAAGTGCATGATTTTGTTTCTGAAAACAGTTTGAAGTTCGAATCACAGAAACCTGTAACTACCCTAGTAAAAAATGTACATTTCCTAGAAAGTGGCACAAGACTAGACTCTATGTTGCTAGCTGATGACAACTTCGAAGTTTTATCAATTGAACTCAATAACAATGCTAAATTTATCGGATACTAATAAAATTTGATTCATATTGAAGCTTGTTATATGCCCATTGGAGACTTGCGTATGCGTCATCATACGTTAAGTCTCTATTTTTTAGTTCATCTAAAATTATTTTCCCAGCTTTTTCAGCTTCTTTTGAGAAACCAAATTTTTCAACGTCATTATTTCGCTTAAATTTTGATAAGTAATGTTCTTTTGTTGCGTCATATTTTGTTTTTTTTTCGTTATTCATTTAAAATCCCCTCCTATACTTTGACTAGTTCTGAAACATCCAATTGATCAAATAAGCCAATACTAATGAAAGTAGAAAAAAACGTATATTTATTTTCCCTGATTCTTTGCTGGCTACATAGTTGGTAACAAATAATAAGATTGCTGTAACTATCAACCTACATACATCCTTTCTAATTTCTTGTCTTATCCAACAATCCCTGTTGCTCCAAAATTGCATCTCCCATTGCTTCTGCAATCATCTGCCTGCGCTCTGGTGACCATTCTTTTTTTGATATGTCCTCGCAAATAGTACCGTCTGCATTTCTAATGATTACTTTTAACGGCTCTTGTTTTTTTGCCAATGTGATCTCCTCCTTTACTAGTAATTACATACTTTGCTTACTTGATATAATTCACTTGAGAAAAACAATTAATGAGATTACGAATGCTACTATACTAATGATCAAACTCACAAAATCAGACCATTTAGTTACTTCTTCAACGCTAGGATATGGTTTGGAATTATAGTTTGGCTTTTTTGGTAGTCTCATTTCACTGATCCTTTCATTTAATTTTTTATATTAATAACTAATCAATAAAACAAAAAAACGTAACTATAGCAGACACAACAGCTATAATAAGTGGTTCTTTAAATGTAAAAGTTAAAATTAGTGGTATTACTAAAAATGTGGCGAAAAATGCCGCTAACTCTAACTTGTCAGAAGTATTCATCTAAACTCCCCCTTTTTATTTATCTTCATTCTGTATTTGGATTACATTTTGCTAACGCGTTGATATAATAAAAATGAAAGTGAGGTGAAATTATGGATTATTCAAAAATTGTTTTTACATTAGAGTTATACGATGATAACGCTAATTCTTCGGCTAATGCTTTACTTGAAGATGGCTGGCTACTAATTAGTGTAGGTCCTAAGTTAATTGATATTGTTAATGGTCAAGCCTACTACAATACTTCTTATGTTGTTGGAGCAACAAAAGAACAATATGAAAGTTATTTACAAGAAGAATCTTCTAGCCTTATTTAGTTTCAATAATTTCAATGTAAAGCTCTTTATCCGCCAGATAGAGGGCTTTATTCTTTTCTTTGTAACTTAGGTTGCTTTTTGAACAAATCTCTTTGATATTGTCTGCTAATTCATTTACTTGTTTTGACTGTTCTTTACGTCTAATATCTGATGGCATCCCATCCGTAAGTTGAATTCTTTTCATGTGCTTTCTCCTTCTATTTGAAAATTTTCTGTTAGTTATAGTTTCTAAAAAGACTTCACAGTCCTTTAGCTATTGATCCAACTTTATACCTAACCAAATCGCAGCTATTGTAATAATTCCGATGATAATAAAAGCTTTCCAAAATTCTGGATTAGACAAATAACTAAACATAGATTCACCGTCTTCTTTTTCTCAATCATTTACCATTTCCATAAATCAGCGAACAGCTGGAATAACATGCACCCAACAACGATACCAAGAGTAAAAGTTAATACGTTATCACGTATCCAATCCCAATTTGAATAATTAATTTTTTGCATTGTTTTTATATATAGTTCTTCGTTTGTCATAAGTTCTTTTCTTTGAGTATGCTCTTTTTCATTTACCGAAATTTCAAAATGCATTGAAGCCAATTCGCCTGCCAGCGTTTTGGCTTCTTTCAATACTTCGACATATCTTTCGGCTTTTTTCGTAGCTTCATCTATGCCTTCGATACTTACGTCAACTTTTATTTCTGGTTTGTTCATCCTGTTCTCCTTTAATCTTTTATCTCAAGTTGAGATATTTTTTATTAAAAAAATAATTTTGTAATACTCTCATTCAACCTTCGAGAAATTAAAAACATTTCATAATCTTGGAAAGGAAATTTTCCTGCTTCTTTTTTTTCGTAATGTTCTCGAGAAACTCCTATGACCTTAGACATTTCTAAAGTAGTAATATCTTGGGATCGTCTGACTTTTTTTAATTCTGTTTTCGGAGATAAATATTGTATCTTTAATTCTTTTTTGCTAAATTGCTTAGTCGCCATTTTTCTCTCTCCTTTCTTTACACACCAAATATATCTCATTATGAGATATTAGTCAAGACGAAAATATCTCAAAAAGAGATTTTTTTATTTACTGCGCTTTCATTATGTGATATATTTGTCTTGTAAGGTGGTGTAAATATGAAGAACATACTAGGTAGCATAATTAAAGAAATTAGAAAAAGTAAGGGACTGACCCAAAAAGAATTAAGCAAATTAACTGGATTTAGCCAAAATACAATTTCTAATCATGAAAATATGAATCGATCTTTAGACGAGGTCGATATAAATATTTACGCAAACGCATTAGGTGTATCCCCACAGTTTCTTTTTGAAAAAGCATATTCTAATACTGATAAAGGTAGTTTAAAAACAAATATGCTACACGTTTTTCAACAACTGAATAATAAAAATCAAAAAGAAATATACAATCTAGCCGAAGAAAGACTTAAAGAGCAATCTTCAAATAAATTAGCGAAACTTCCTCAGAAAGAACAAGTTAATGAAGAAGAAATCATCGATTTAGCTGCTCACTCTGAAATTGAAGATAGAATATATACTGATGAAGAAATAAAGGAAATTAGAAATCATTTGGATCAATTTCTTAATGACTAAATATTAGTAGGTGTTTTATGAATGATTATGAAATGTTGGTAAATACATTAAGTAAAGAAGTTCCTATAAAGGAAGTTCCGTTATATGAAAAAACTAAAGATACTGCATACTTTTATAAAGGAACAATCTTAATAGAAAAAAGTTTATCTACTGTTGAAAAAAAAGAACGGTTATATGAAGAGTACGGACATTGTAAAACGAGTGTAGGAAATATCCTATCTCAAAATGTTTTGGAAAATAGAAAACAAGAAAAAAAGGCTCGTGCATTCGGTATGGCACAAGCTATTAGTTTGGACGATTTAATTGATGCGTGGAATGTAGGTTGTAAATATTATTGGGAGTGTGCGGAGTTTTTAGGCTTTACAACGCAGTATGTTATTGATTCTGTACAAAACATTAAAGAAATGTATGGTGTAAATTTCACGTATAAAAATTTTGAGTTTAAATTCATTACTGACAGCTGTATAGAAATTATTGAATAGAAAAAGCCCGTGTTATGGCACGGACTCCCTCCTCATTATAAAAAATGATCTTACAGAATTATTATAGCAGAAATGAGGATGTTTAAAAATGAAAAAGTTACTTCAAAACAAGCAAAATTTAATCACTCTTGGTATTATCGTAGCAATAGTTGTTGGCACTATACTGTTTTTTTCTTTCAAAGGTGTATCTAACTCAAGTCCTTCAACTTCATCTAGCAGCTCTCAAGATAGCTCGTCCAGTTACGACAACGGAGCAGATGAAGCATTCAGCAGAGTGGCCGAAGACATAGACCAACGTTCTAGCATTATTAAGCCTAATTTTACTTCTGAAAGTTCTGATGATAAAGTTGTTCAAAACTCAGCATCTTCCGAAGTATCACGAGAATTCCAAAATGCTCTACAATCTGCAAAAGATTATTTAGACTATACAGCATTTTCTAAACAAGGCTTATATGAACAGTTATTGTATGAAAAGTATCCAGAAGATGCCGCACAGTACGCTATTGACAATATCCAAGTCGATTGGAATAAAAACGCTCTTCAGACAGCAAAAGATTACTTAGATTATTCTTCATTTTCAAATCAAGGTTTATATGAACAACTTATCCATGATGGATATACAGAAGAGCAAGCACAGTTCGCTGTTGATAATTTACCTAAATAGCCCCTTCTCTGGTGAGTTCAAGCGTGTTCGATTCACGCTAAGGGCTTTAATATTTTAATATTATGAAAGGAGAAAGTGAATTGGATAAAAAAGCAGCTATCTATATTCGTGTATCCACTCAAGAACAAGCAACTGAAGGGTATTCGATTCAAGCCCAAACCGATAGACTGACAAAATACGTTGAAGCCAAAGACTTTATTTTATACAAAAAGTATATCGATGCGGGTTATAGCGCTTCAAAATTAGAACGGCCAGCAATGCAAGAACTGATCCAAGACGTACAATCTAAAAAAGTTGACGTAGTTATTGTCTATAAGCTCGATCGTCTCTCTCGTTCTCAAAAAGATACTATGTACTTAATTGAAGATATTTTCAGGCCTAATGACGTTGAACTTATTTCAATGCAAGAAAGTTTTGATACATCTACCGCTTTTGGATCGGCGACTGTTGGAATGCTATCCGTTTTCGCACAACTCGAACGCAAATCAATATCAGAGCGTATGATTACTGGTCGAGTCGAACGTGCAAAAAAGGGTTTTTATCACACAGGAGGACAAGACAGACCCCCTGCTGGTTATCAGTTTAATAGTGACAACCACCTTATAATTAACGAGTATGAAGCAGCAGCGATTAAAGACTTGTTCAGGCTTTATAATGATGGACTAGGAAAAAGTTCTATATCAGAATATCTTAAAAAAAATTATCCTGGCAAAAACAAATGGCTACCTAGTAGTATTGATCGCATGCTAAAAAATTCATTATATATTGGTAAAGTGAAATTTTCAGGAGTCGAATATGACGGTATTCATGAACCGATAATTGACGAAGTCACCTTCTATAAAACTCAAAAAGAAATAGCTCGAAGAAAACAAAGTAATACTAAGCGATACAACTATGTTGCGCTGTTGGGCGGATTATGTGAATGTGGCATTTGCGGTGCTAAAATGGCAAACCGAAGAGCTGTAGGTCGTAAAGGAAAAGTATATAGATATTATCGTTGCTACTCAAAAAAAGGTAGTCCTAAGCACATGATGAAAACAGATGGTTGTTCTTCTAAAGCGCAACAACAATTCATCATTGACGAAGCTGTTATAAACAATTTGAAAAACATTGATGTTGAAGCAGAATTAAAAAGGCGATCTGCTCCACAAACAAATACATCCTTAATAAGTTCGCAAATCGAGAGTATCGACAAGCAAATAAACAAGTTAATTGATTTATTTCAGGTGGATTCAATGCCACTCGATGTAATTAGTGAAAAAATCGATAAATTGAATAAAGAAAAGCAAAGTATGGAAAAATTACTTGAACGAAAAAATAGACTAGATAAAACAGAACTACAACATCGATTTGACGTTTTAAAATCTTTTGATTGGGATAATTCAAGTATTGAAAGCAAAAGAGTAGTTATCGAAATGTTGGTTCAAAAGGTCATTATTCATGACAATTCCATAGAAATTATACTTGTTGAGTAG